AGTGGAGGTGTTTTTGGTTATGGAAAATATGTAAAGATTGGCTCTTTAGTTCACTGGCAATGGTACAGCGGTCCAATGAACGTAACAGGTAGTGGGTACGCCCATTTAAGCGGTTTACCTTTTGCTGCTACATCATCAACTGGATATTACTCAACATTTAGCACTGGTCACTCCACCTACGCAGGTACAGCTACGAATGGCTATTTGCAGGCAGGTGGTTTCAACGCATACATTACTAGCACAAACACTACGTCAAGTGCTCCCTATGTTGCAGGTAATCCCAAATATGTAATGGCGTCAGGAACTTACTACACAGATTCATAACCATACGCCTATCGGACGGTAGGCACAGACAGGAGCAACACAATGGCTTTAGAAAAAGTAATATTAGAAGACAAGATTGAAATCGTTGGTGACTACAAGCATGTACAAGTCAGAACTAAAACTGCCGTTATGGAGGATGGTGTTGAACTATCTTCAGGCTACCACAGACACGTAGTTAGCGCAGGTGATGACTACAGCAACCAATCTACAGAGGTGCAAGCTATCTGTGCCGCTGTACATACAGACGCGGTTATTGCCGCATATCAAGCATCTTTAACAGAGGTATAGAAAAATGGCAGTAACTTGGACAGTAGTACAACTAGAGCGCAACACTGATGACGATGGGGTTGTGGTGGCACATTGGCGAGCCTCAGATGTAGATGGCGACCACTCAGGCAGTAGCTATGGCACTTGTGGCTTTACGCCTGACAGTAGTTCTGAAGGCTACACAGCCTATGCAGACATTACCGAATCTCAGGCTATTGGATGGGTCAAAGACGACATGGGCGAAGAAGCTGTAACGTCTATTGAGGAATCTATAGCGGCTCAGATTGCAGACAGCAAAGCCCCTGCGATTAGCACTGGAGTCCCTTGGTAATGGATCTAATTCTTAAATCACTCAAAAGCAAAACAGTACAGTTCAGTATCGCACTGGCAGTGTTGTCTATCCTACAAGGTTATGTTGGGTTCTTACCTGTTAGCCCCGCAGGTCAGGCAGCTGTCGGCTGCATTATTGCAAGCTGTGTAACAGTGTTGCGCTTTGTTACAACTATGCCAATTTCGGCAAAATAACTAAAGTTAGGAGAACATGATGACTGAAGAAAACAAAAGCAATGTAATAAACATCAACGGCACTGATTTTACTAGTGACCAGTTAGACGATAAGCAAAAATACTTTATTGCACAAATTCAAGACCTTCAAGGTAAAGCCCAAAACTTTCAATTTCAGCTAGACCAAGTAAGCGTAGCTAAAGACCAGTTCACTAACGCTTTAATTGAGTCACTTAACGAAAACAACGATGAGGAAGCCGAGGTAATCAATGAGTGATAAAGGCGTTGTAATCCCCACCTGGGCCATTCCGCTGGTAGTCTCGTTGTTTGTTGGTGCTATTTCTTATGGCGCTGCACAGGCTAATGCTGAGACTACTTCTAAGGAAGTTAAGCGTATTGAAGTAATTGTTAAAGAGACAGCTAAGAAGGCGCAGGAAAACGGTCAGGCTCAAGCTGTAACGGAGACGAAAGTTGACGCAATCGTAGAGTCATTGGCTCGTCAAGAGAAAATCCAAGAAAAGACTAACGATCAAATTTCTGCGTTAGTACAGGCTTTGTTGGCTAAATAATGAGAATGGTCTTTGCTCTTTTATTCTTTATTAATAGCGAGGTTGATGAGAGCAAGACCAGATACTACGCAAACAAACACGCATGTGTGTATATGTGTCAAGAACTTTCACGACCTTCACGAAAGTATGAAACGATTGACTGTATTTGCAAAGTAACGTGGGTGGACAATTCGACACGAGTTATAAAATGAAGACGTTTGTTTTTGTTCTCATGATACAAACAATTAACAATAATTATGTTGAATCGGCTGAAGAGTTTGCTTTCTTCCGTGATCTTAACAGATGCATTTACTTTTCTGAGTTAATAGCAAAGCAAATAAGATTTAACGAACACCTACCTATAACTTCCTACTGTGTTACGAAGTGGGTAGACCCCAAAGAAACGGTAATTTTTGAATGAGTAACTTTGACTGGAAAGACAAGGAAGAATGGAAAGCTTTAATTTTTACAATTATTTTTTTTGGCATTGCATTTAGCAGTTTGCTTTTTTACTAAGTTTATAACACATAAGAGAAAAACATGGCTACATTCACTTTTCAAAATAACGACGGCCCTTATCCGCTATTTCCAACAACCGTCACACCAACAAGTTTTGAAATAAGGCACAGACGAACAACCCTGGTTGCTGATGGGCGGTCTATGCGGAGACAGTCTAGGTCGGTTGGCGGTGTTCGGATAGAAGGTACTTTTAGATTTCCACCTTTACCAACACAAGAATACGCAGAAGTTATGGCGTTTTTTAGACAACTGGATGGTCGTAGTACTATCTTTGCTATAAGAATACCTAGTTTACGAAGCGACAACGCTACTGATTCAACGCTTAGGATTGGTGAATACTATAATAGGAGTTCTACAAGCAGCTCAGTGGCTAATCAGCTAGTACAGTACGTTGGCTTGTCGGGTTCAACTATTATATCTGATCCCCCTTCTCGTGACGCCGGGACGGTCTCTTTGCGTACACACGCTCAACAACTACCGACCTTACGGTGTTCTTTAGCCACTGACGCTCCGAGTGTTGAATATAGCGATGACGGTTTTGTAAGAATTTCATTAGATGTTGTCGAGAGGTGGTAATAATGAATACTACAAAAGACTTAGCTATTGAATGGCTAAAGCAAGACGAAGGCTTAGTACTTCATCCGTATTTATGTACAGCAAATAAAACAAGTATTGGCTATGGCCGCAACCTAGAAGATTGTGGTATTACCCAAGACGAAGCTGAGTTAATGCTTAAAAATGACTACGACACAGCGCGTGTTGACGCTATCAGCTATCTTGGGGCTGATTTATACATTTCACTTACAGATACACAACAAGCCGTAATAGTTTGTATGGCCTTTAACTTGGGTCTTACCCGGTTACGCAAGTTTGTAAAACTCAAAGAGGCGTTAGTTGCTCATGACTATGAAGAAGCTTCTCAACAGATGCTAGATTCTAAGTGGTCAGACCAGGTAGGAGCTAGAAGTGTGCGGTTAGCTAATTTTATGTTGGATAATAATAGGTAATACCTATATACTCATAACACTGTTAGCGTGAGATCAATATGACACTAGACGAATACATTCAACAACACGGCAACCTAACCCAGTTTTTGTTAACTTTAAAGTTAATAGCTGAAACTGGAGACACAGCTACCGTTGTTGAAATTATTGATACATTGTTTATTGATCATTTAGAGTATTTGGAAGGAGACTCGCGTCTTGAGACAGAGTTTTTCTTGAGCGCAATGTAATGGATTACGCAACTAATGATTATTGTGAATTCTATCTCCACTCGCCCTCGGATGAAACTGACGATCCACATCCTCGCATTATTATGCGAACCACAGATGGTTATGTCATTTTTGGTAAGCACAAACAAATTGAACTTCGCAAATTGTTAAAACAGATAGATATACAGGAGCAAAAAAAGTGCAAGATCAGGTAACTCTTTTACAAGAATTAGAAGAACACTCAGGTGGACCATTGGCATCTGCACGACTTCTTGCTGTTGATTACACTGGCTCGTATGCGAAATGGAAGACTGAGCGTAAAAATTTACCACGTTATATTCGCTCAAGTATCTTGGCTCACATTGCTTTGTATAAAACACGAAACATTTATTTAAAGGAACATTTATAGGAAATTAGTTATGGATATATTTTTGTCTGTTGTATTTTTGTTTTTATTTGGAATAGCGGCATCAGGGTCTTTTTTAATCATAAAAGACAAACAAAAAGCTTGGAATGAGCGCAACAGGCTTAAATAATTTATGGTACATTTCATGGTACATTTAGTGTTTTCTTAAATTATGCTATTTTTAAGCTATTGATTTACTTGGCTTTTATTTTCTAAAAACTACATATGGTGCCCGGGGCCAGCCTAGACAAATTGGCGGCTAAAATCTTGAAATCCTTATATAGCAAGGCTTACAGCTTAGTTTGCGAATATTTTTACGTGCTTTTTATGGTACATTTTATGGTACATTTTATGTTTAACTGGAGATCGAGTAAGTGATATTAACCGCCCGAGAATTAAAACAACTAACTCAGCCTCGTAAGTTGGAACAGGAAAAAAGCTACACAAAAACATGTACTAATTATTACGCTAATTTAGAAGACGGAATTCAATATAAACCAAAGCATCATATTGGTGAAAAAGAAATGAGATCAAAAGCTAGGGCAAAAAATAACGGACGTAAGTTTTCAGTCGTTTTGTAGGTCTTCGTAAGCAATAGCTGCTAAAGCTATTATAAACAATACTAAAATGGTATCCATGTTTCGTTTAACGCCTTGTTGGGTGTGAAGTTGAGGCGTGATTTTAGTGATCTGTGCTTGTTAAATCGAATGAATAATAAGCAACTCTGGTATGGAATAACTGGATAATTAACTTAGGTGTTCTGAAATTTTGATTGCAGCCTTCTGTAACGCAACTAATCGTTCATCATTGCCTATTCCAGACGCTCCATAACGCATCATTTCAGTAGATATCTTTTTCTCATCCGTTGACCACCCACCCAATAAGCTTAGATTCTTATCGGACGTTTCGGCAATGTCAGCGTTATAAGCAAAAGAGTGACGCAACGAGTACGCTGAAGCTTTAGGATTTACTAGCCTACACAACGCTGATATCTGACTGCTGATACTAGACTCATCTAACTGGCCAATGTGGCCGCCTAGAAGCGCGTTAGAGCCGTCTTCTATAATGTTTTGTAGCTCACGTATACGCTCAAGCTTAATGACGAGAGGAACGATTCTCTGACGACTAGCGGTCTTTAGTTTTGTATCAAAAATAGCTACTGGAATGTCATAATCAAGAAAAAGACTCGTTGCCCTCATTCTTTGTAACTCACTGGCGTGACTAGCACATTGAATCGCTATTACAACAAAAAGTTCCTTCCACGGAGCGTAGAGTTCGTGGCTTGTGTCCGAGCATAACTTTAACAATGCAATTTGCTCTTCACGATTAAGTGTATATCGTTGCTCTGATATATTTGCGTCTTTCACCGTTGGGGCTATAACAGCAATAGGTAAAGAGTGATTGTTAACAAATTCCCTAAACGCTGCTTTAGCCGGAGTCATTTGTCTGGCAATAGACGAAGGCTTTAACGCATCACCGTTTGCCTTTTTTTTCTTTTTTAAATAATGATAGAACGTACTAAGGCTTGTTTGGATTGTTTGTTGTTCAAACACTTGCTCACCAACAACAGACAAAAAATTATCCCAACTGCTTTGTGTTTTTTTCCAAGCACGAGCGCGTCTTTTTTCACTGCCTTCGTATTTATTTTCTTCTTCATATGCCGCCCAAGCATCGCTGAAGGTATGTAGCCTTGATTGTTGTTCGGGTGGTTCTTTCAGAAGTTTCCAAGCAGTTTCTTGTATTTGCACTAGCTCAGGTTTCTTTGTGCCAGGTGATTCGTTTTTAATTCTGTCAAATTCAATCATTTCTTCAAAGTGTGAGTCGGTAAACAAGTCAACATTGTCGTGTCGATGTGTACTGTGTAAGTCGCCTTTACTTAAATTTATTTGCTGAAGATAAGTTAACGCTCTTTTTTCGCGCTCAACATTTGATAGCTGCTCAATATTGCTTTGTAATAAAAGTTGAGTGTAAGCCGTAAAGTGATCGTTAGCAGCCTCTAACGCTTTAGCTATGTCTGATGCGGTGTCTTCAGTTTTAAGGTGTAACGGTTTCTTGTAAAGGACACCCTTGCCCTTTGCTTTCATTAAAGGTAACAGCTTGGTTGGCCAACGCTTTTGAAAATAAAGTTGTCCGTTGTTTAGTTCAGTAAGGTGACGTAATCGCATAATAAGTAATTTAAAAGTGAGTAAATAAACACACTAATCTAAATTATGTAAATTAGTTACTCGCTCATTTGGTGCATAAATCGCATTAAAATACGTTTCTAGCTCGTAGTGCCTAACGCATTCTTTAGCAAAAGCATGTACATCAACTCCCAGTATATCGGCGTACAAAAGAACGTCAGCACTAGGTACTCGAACTCTGCCTTGCTCAATTTGCGATATAAAACTAACGTACTTTTGCCCGGTCAGTTGTGCCAAGTCATGTTGCGTAAGCCCAGCAGCTACGCGTAAACTCTTTATCAATACGCCCATTTTTTGCCGCTTGGCTGCATTATGGCGTTGATTTTTTGGCCTTGGCTCAGTATGTATTTTGCTTTTTTGTATCTCTTGTTTGTCCACAAAGCTTTCTCCTGTAACTTATAGAATACATAGTAACACTGCCTTGTTTCGTAGTCTCCAATTATGTGTAGATAATACCTATATTAGCATTAACTATTACTAACATTCAACAGTCTATTTTGCAAGGCTTTATTTGATGCATAAATGTATTTTTTTTGTTGTAAGTATTGCTGTACAGTGTTTTACTGTAATTGTGACGAACTGGTAGGCAGTATGACCCCCCGGTATCACTTAGTAGGGTAAGGGTGTTGTTTGTGTTTTATGTTGTTTAAGTAACATTCAAACAACCAACAACAACAACAACTAAGAATAATTAACTTATGTCCTGTAGGAGGGAAAGATGGAATTACGATCGACGGTTGTGGTTTGGTTTACCGCAATAATAAAATTTTGGGGTAAAAACTCTAGGTATCCACTTTTATGGCCAAACATGATTTGGTTTGTCACATCTAAAAGCGGTGGGGGTGGTAGATATGAATAAAGATCATGAGGTCGTAGAAGTTTTATGGGAACACCGAATGAGTTTAGACGGTGAAGACCATTATAAAAAAACAATAGAAAACAAAGCTATTAATGAGACAAAGTTAGGCGAACAACTATTACAACAAATAGCCTTAACAGTTGAAGAGCAAGTATCTCAACGTCAAGCTTCAGCAAGTAAATCACTTTTTGCAAATCGATCAGGAAAGCGTGAACATTGGTGTCACCTTCTTCCGATGATTAAATCCTATGAAGCGGCGTTCTGTATCACTGAGTCTTTAATGTTTGAGTTAAGTAAGTCAAAGGCTCCGACCTACCACCACGTCTGTCTTGCTTTATCTGAGTCATTTATCCGAGAGATAAGATTTCAAAATTGGCGTAATCAAAACAAAGGTTACGCATCATATTTTTTAAAGAAAAATTCAGAAGCGTTAGCGTCAAAAAGTCAACATCTTCGATTTGCAAGAAAAATGGAAAAGAAGATTGAAGAGTACTTAGACGGCGAGGACTACGATTTAGGTCGTCGAGCAAGGCTAAGTCTTGGGGCTTTGTTGTTTGATTGTATAAAAGCCGCCCAACCTGATCTTATAGAAGAAAGGGCTGGCGCTTCAGCAAAAGGTAGTTGGAAAGCTAGTGTTATTTATTGGACGGATAGTTTTTTAGATGACATAAGTCGCCTACACGCTGTCGCGGCAGTAGCACAACCAGTAAGAAGACCCATGCTTGTACCACCTCGTGCTTGGAAAAGAGACTCTGACGGTAAAATTAAAGGCGGTTATTATCTTCTTGAACAGAAGGTCTATAGAACTGACTGGCAACCTCACCTGTTTAACCCAAGCGAAAAGGCTCTTGAAGGATTAAACATTATACAGTCTACACCCTGGCGAGTGTGTGACCCAGTTTTTCAGTTTTTAAAACGAAACCCATTATGCGCTCCACAGTACCCAAGGTCTAAGCCTAAGAAAATGGCAAAACAACAATGGGACGGACTTGATGAAGACACAAAAATAAAAGTACAACAACAGTTTAGTGATGATCTAGCGATCTTCACGAGCAACACTTCAAAAGCAATGACCTTTGAGCGTCAAATGCTACAAGCGTGTGAGTTGGAGGGTAAAATATTCTGGCAACCTCACGCATTTGATTTTCGAGGTCGTCTATATCCTTCTAACCAAATGTTAACTTCACAAGGAGACCACGTAGCTCGTGGCCTGATACAGTTTGCAAACGGTAAGCGAGTAGGCGCTGACGGCATTAATGCGTTGAAGCTACAAGTCGCAAACACCTTTGGGTGGGATAAAGAATTACTAGAAGTAAGGATAGCTAATGTTGATGGTATTTTGGATGAAATCATGGAGTTGCCTTATAGCGATGACATAGCTAACAACCTTATAGAACACGCTGATGAGCCTATGGCGTTTTATGCAGCCGCGTGGGAGTTAAGTAAATGTTTGTCATCTGATAACCCTGAAGCCTTTGTCAGTTACACGCCGATTTCGGTAGATGGGGTTACTAATGGCCTTCAATTGTTGTCTTTATTATCAAAAGATGTAGTCGGCGCAGAGAAAACAAATTGTACAGCTGCCCCGGCTAGAAACGACTTGTACATGGAAGTTGCAGAAGCGGTAAAGGTTATTATGTTGCGTCTTCGAGAAGACCCCAATACAACTAAAGAAACACTACAAGCTGTAAACGCTTGGTGGCCAAAAATGCAAGACAACAAAAAAGCCAGACAAGTGACAAAAAGACCTTTAATGACGACGAGTTACGGTGTGACGAAAGAAGGCATCCGTGAACAATTAGTGGCTGATAGGTTGGTGGATGATTTAATAGTCCCTGAGTGTTTTAGTGACTTGACGCCTAAACGCGCTCGTCACAAGCTTGCGGGCTACATGCGTGATTGGATTGTCGAAGGTAGAGTCTCTGCTGTAGCCCAAAGCGTCGTTATAATGGACTACTTAAAAGAAACAGCAAAGGTGTTGGCAGAAAACGACCTACCGCTGAGTTGGGTTACTCCTGACCAGTGTGAGATTTCACAAAAGTACGTTGTGTTAAAAGATAAAAATGTCCGTACATTTGATAACTGGATGCGTCGTCTTAGAACGAGAACCAATAAACTATCTCCATCAAAAAACGCCGGAGCAGCTGCGCCAAACGTCGTGCATTCTCTTGATGCTTCAATGCTTCGGATGACGGCTGTTGAGTTATCTAAGCTAGGTATTAGTGACATGGCGTTTGTTCATGATTCTTATGCTGTGCATTGCTGTCATTTAGATTCACTTAATTTTGTGCTTCGTCAAGTTGCTGTTGATATTTTTAAAGGCAACTGGCTACAAGATTCTTTTTACGAAGGTCTAGTATGGCTTGTAGACGACGAAGTTTCTTTGCCCAAACCACCCCCACAGGGTTCACTGGATGTTGAGAATGAAATTCCAAACGCCCTTTATTTTTTCTCTTAATTACAGGTATTACCTATATGCGTAAATCTATTGAAATATTAAAACATGAACTACAAAGTGACATAGCTGTCTTCCATCACGTTGATGGTTGCTACAGCACTATTGGAGCATTGCCTAAGGGCGCAGAAGAAGGTTCTGTCTGTTTTACCGAAGACGGTAGCAGACTTTTAGTGAAAGACGTCGCCAGGTTAACGGACGAACCACGACACTTTGCTTATGGGTTTTTGACCCAAGACGGCAGTATCACTTGTGAGTCACCGAAGTCTAAAACCGATGTGTACGAGGGAATTGCACAAGCTGTAAAAGCTAAAAAGAAGACTAAAAAGGTTAATGACGAAGTAGTAGGCAGTATGACCGAAGAACCGAATCAATAATTTATTCCTAAAGGAGGAAAAGAAATGGTCAGTAAACAGAAGTATTTTAAATGTGTCACTCAGCCGTTCAGCGTGAGTTACCCAAGCCTTCACAAGCCAAACACTGAAGGTAACTTTCCTAGCAACAAGTACGAAGTTACAGCGTTGTTAGATGAAACTGAACACGCCGATACACTAACGGCTATTAAGTCAGCGGTAAATTCAGCTTTCCAAGCAGAGTGGGCAGATCAGGATGTGTCTGATAAACACAACCCGATACGCAAACAGCCTGATGGCACATATAAAATTAAGTTTAAAACTAAGTCAGCGCCAATCTTAGAAGACGCTACAGGTAGCAAGTTGTCAGATGGCATCATCATTGGGTCTGGGGATTTAGTTAGATGTGCTTGTAATGTTGCAGCCTACTCTGGTCCACAGTCTGGAGTCACAATTTACTTAAACAAAGTAAGGCTGATCGAAAAGCGTTCTATTGGTGACGGTGTAGATGATTTTGGTGGTCCTGAAGATGGGTTTAACCAAGCCACAGCAGAGACAGCATCAAGTGCCATCAACTTCTAAACAAAAACTAGCTAACAAAAGCAAATCAAGTTGCCCCCTACAATTTGACGAGCCAAAGCCGTCCTTGTTGCCTAAAGAATTATCTTTTTCTTTACAAGAAGGGCGCAACCTTACAGCAAGCCATGTAGAGTCACTGAGTCTGTACTACTCAAAGTTAACAAGAAAGCAGTACAGAGCCTTACCGTCTGCTACTAGGTCTAAACTTCGATCAACAATACGTCGTCACTTTCATCATCTTTTAAAGAGCGAGCCGTCGTGGATATACATCATTGTAAATCCGGCGTGGCCTGAGTATTGTAAAATTGGAGTATCTAACGACATAAAGCACCGCGTGTGCTTATACAACACTCACTCGCCATTCGGCGACTTCACGTGTGTCTATGCTGAGTTCTTTCATGAACACGATAGATACATTGCCCAGATGTATGAACACTTCGGTTTGCAACGCGCCGAAGGGGAATGGTTTAAAGTTCCAGCGTCAGAAGCCACTGCATACTTAAGCGTATTAAAGGAGAAATCAGATGTTGTTTGATTTTGACGCTTTTGATGAACCCCAACATCTTTACATACCCATCCCACCCTGCCCAGCTAGTCGCCCTAAAGTGGCTAGATTTGGCACTTATTACAGCAAACGTCATCAAGAATACATGAGGTCGTTTGCTGCTTTTTTAAAAGTTTTGCCTCCGCAATGGACTTATTTACCAAAAGAAAAACGTCTTTTTATAATCATCGAGTTTGCTTGTAAGCGACCTAAGCGTCTTACAAACGCTATTCCTCGTTATGACATCGACAACCTTATTAAGTTACCACTGGACTGTATGACCAGTGCCGCAATGTTTTGGCACGACGATTTTCAAATTGAAGCAATAGTAGCGCGTAAGCGTTACGCAGAAACAAACGAAGAGGAACACACGAAGTTACAAGTAATGTCTTTATAAACTCTGTAGGAGGAGTCAATGGAAGAGTACCAAACCAGTGAGTTAGTCGAAAAGACTGCTTGTCCAAACTGTCCGTCGTCGGATGCCTACGCTATCTATGATGATGGTGACGGTAAGAGTCATGGCTATTGTTTTAGTTGTCGCACTTATGTGCATGATCTAAGCAATGACTTTGACGATGAAGCAAAGCCAACCATCACACCAACAAACAAATCAACAAACCAATCATTACCACACGGAGAGTATGCAGATATACCTGCACGTAAGCTTTTTGCTAAGTCCCTTAAAAAGTTTGGTTACAGCGTAGGAGATGGCAAACACTATGCGCCCTACTTCGATAAAAACGGCGTATTAGTTGCAGTAAAAGTTCGCGGCGCTAACAAAGAGTTCTATGTTGTTGGCGATATGAAAAAAGCAACATTGTTTGGTCAAAACCTATGGTCGGGTGGTGCAAAAAGACTTGTGTGCTTTGAAGGTGAAGTAGATTGTGTAAGTTATGGTCAAGCAACAAATTTAACGTGGGAATGTGTCAGCGTTCCTAGTGGTGCGGCAGGTGCAGCTAAAGCAATTAGACAAAACATCGAGTTTATCGAAAGCCACGCAGAAGTCGTGTTCTGTTTTGATAACGATGAAGCTGGCCAAGAAGCCGCAATAGAGTGCGCCGCCCTACTTAAACCTGGTCTTGCTAAGATTGCAAAGCTACCACTAAAAGACGCAAGCGACATGCTTGTGGCTGGTCGCGTTGAAGAACTTAAAACAGCTATCTATACAGCTAAAACCTATCGTCCTGATGGCATTGTACAAGGTGATGAGATTGATCTTGCCGAAGTTATAAAGGCAACACCAAAAGGCTTAGATGTCCCTTACAACGAACTCAATGCGGCGCTTAGAGGTTTTCGTAAAAGAGAGTTGTATATGTTGTGCGCCGGATCAGGCGTCGGTAAAAGCACCTTTGCTAAAGAGTTAGGTGTACATCTAGCTAAAGAACACGGACAACGTATTGGGTGGGTCATGCTTGAAGAGTCACTTAACAAAACAGTCCAATCAATAGTCGCTATTGACAACGATGTCCCTGTTGGTGATTTGATGGAAAACCCTTTGTATCTCGAAGAGAGCGAGTGGCGTAGAAGTATGCATCAGATCGTCGAGAACTGTGCGTTTTATGACGCTTGGGGTAGTACCGAAGTAGACAACCTGATGCAACGACTTCGATATTTAGCTGTTGGGTGTGAGTGTGATTGGGTTGTACTTGATCACGTCAGTATGGTGATTTCAGGCTTAGATGTTGAGGAACGCAAAACACTAGACGTTCTGTTAACCAAACTCAGACAGTTTGTTGAGCAAACAGGTGTTGGTGTTATTGCTATTAGCCACTTACGTCGTAACAACAGTAAAACATCATTTAACCGTGCAGGTGAAGTTGACCTTAACGACTTACGAGGCTCGGCAAGTTTAGAGCAATTGAGTGACGTCGTACTTAGTGTCGAGCGAAATCAAATGGACGAAGACCGAGACAAAGCTGAAGTCAGCCAGTTGCGCTTACTTAAAAATCGACCTTTTGGTCAAACAGGACCAGTAGGGTTTGTTAAATACGACCGCCACACTGGAAGACTCAAGCACTTTGATCAAGACATGCCAGTGGATGTTGAAGATTTTGAAGTGCCTTTTTAATACAGGTATTACCTATATGAATACTGGAGGAAGTAACTATGTGGATAATTCCACAAAACTACCAACTGTCATCAGCTTTTGTAGCGGATATGGTGGAATCGAGCGAGGACTTGACCTTGCCGGGTATGAACATCGAGTCATCGCTTATGTGGAGATCGAAGCCTTCGCCATTGAAAACTTGGCAACGAAGATGGAAAACAAGCAGTTGGATGCCGCGCCTATATGGTCGAATGTTAAAACCTTCCCTGCACACCTCTTTCGAGACAAAGTTAGCCTCCTTACATCCGGCTATCCGTGTCAACCTTTCTCAGCTGCAGGAGAACGAAAAGGAACAGAAGACCCCAGACACTTGTGGCCGTACATCCGCGAACATATCAGAACAATTAGACCTACTCGGGTCTTCTTTGAGAACGTCGAAGGACACATCTCGCTTGGACTCTCCACAGTCATCAGCGACTTGGAAGAAGATGGTTACGTCTGCTCGTGGGGAATATTCAGCGCGGAAGAAGTTGGCGCTCCCCATAGACGCAAGCGGGTCTACATCTTGGGCAACGCCAAGAGCCGCTGACTCAGCCGGAGGGCCAAGGACATTAAACGAAAAGGGCCAACGAATATCAGTCAGCGATCCGACAAAGACCTATGGCGCTAATCTCAGCGATCAGGTAAGGCACTGGCCTACGCCCTCGGCGCGAGATCATAAAGGAGGCAGTGGGACTGTCGTACAAGAAGGTGACAAGTTTTATCGGGTATCAAACACCACTCAAACCCGATTCGGAGCAAGACTCGATGCAGTAGTTGAGCATTTAAATAAGACCAACTGGCCGACACCGACTGTTGGAGAAGAAAAATTTCGATTGAAAGGGAATTCCCAAGCAAGTCAGTGTCTTGAAGCCAAAGCTAGAAAAGGAGAACTAGATAATCGTGTTGGGAAACTAAACCCAGATTGGGTAGAGCAATTAATGGGTGTGCCTCTAGGTTGGACATCATTAACAGGAACAAACACTGATTGGACTTATGGGTGGCATGGCGGCTCGTGGGAGAAAGGTATTCCTCGCGTAGTGGAGAGCATTGAAGACCGCGTAGATCGAATCAGATTACTAGGAAATGGCGTAGTTCCGGCTACAGCTGCTAAAGCATGGACAACACTTGGAGAACGATTATGAATGGCAAAGGAGACAAACAACGACCCACCAACAAACGAGCATTTGATCTCAGCTTTGATCGAATCTTTGGTGCGTTGCTTGGTAGAAGAAAAGCTAAACCCCCAAACCAACAACAACAAGTTTTAGATTACTTAGCTAAAAATCTAACGATTACGACAGCCGAAGCAAACACGCACCTTGGAGTTACCAGACTGTCGTCTCGTATTTTTGATTTAAAGGCAAAAGGTTATGAGTTTGATCGACAATTGGTTGTTACTAAAAATCGAGTTGGTAAACCCATACGTCACGCACAGTGGAGGTTAAAGTCATGAAATATGAATGCGTGAACTGCGGCTTGATTGATGAAACTGACGTTTGCGAGGAAAAAGTTGTCGATTTAGAGCCGATGGGCGACCACAAAGTTGAAAGAGTCACTTATTTTACAACTTGTGGTTTTTGTGGAAGCGACAACATTGAGCCAATTGAACCGGGCTACTGCCCTCACTGTGATTAAAGGAATAAAAATGAAAGCGTCAATTACACCGCACGAATTGTTGCGGTTAATACATCGAGCGGAAGATGCTTATGAGAAAAAAGGAGCATCAGCCATAGCCCAACGAATGAGGATTGCAGCAATGAAGCGTTTTGTTACAGACATGAAGGCTCAGGCTCCAAACAACAACTTACAGATAAGTCTTGAGGACCACCTGATTCTCACTGACTTACCTGAGTAGGTGTCGAAGTGGAGGAGCTTGTATACGACATCGAAGCAGATAATTTAATACCGGGTCTAACAAAGATTTGGTGTATCGGAGTATGTAGTCCTACGAAGCCAGATGAGGTTACTACTTACACAGACTATGACGACCGCCACCCTTCGTTACAGGAAGGTTTACTGCGCCTAAAAAACGCCAAAAGATTGATTGGTCACAACAACGTGGGGTATGACTGCCCTGCCATTGAAAAGCTTTACCCTGGCTACGTTAGATTTGAGCAACAGTGGGACAACATGGTTGTGGCTGCTCTGTTAAACCCAAGTCGTCGAAGTTTAGCTTTAGCTACTTTTGGGAAAGAGTTTGGATTTGAAAAGGGTGACTTTCACGACTTCAGTGCCTATAGCGAGGACATGCGAATATATATGGTACGCGACGTTGCATTAACTGCGCGTGTGTATATCGATCTCCAAGATAAGTTAAAGAAAGCTTATGCTACAGGTGTTGATTTTAGAAAAGCCATTGAATTAGAACATCATGTCCAGTTGTGTCTTTCATTACAGAATCAACATGGATTTAAGTTTGACGTTAAAAATGCAGAACTTTTATCAGCCAAGCTTTCACAGCAAGTGTCTGATTTAGAGACTCAATTAGCGCAAGTGTTTACTCCAATGATTCGGCCTAAAAATGCACGTTGGTGTTATAAAGCTAGAACTTGGGTATCACCTGAAATATTTCGTCCAAAGGTTAACAATCGAACAGCGGGTTATGTAAAAGACGCTGATGTAGTAAGAGCAAAAGTTGAATCATTTAATCCAGGTTCACGAGAGCAAGTTGCTATGCGCCTTAATCATTTGTATGGATGGAAACCATCCGCTTACACGGAGGATGGACGACCTAAAGTTGATGAGTCTGTTTTAAAGGAACTTGAATATCCAGAAGCTAAATTACTTGTATCTTTTTATAAAACCAACAAGCAATTAGCCCAACTGTGTGAAGGCAAAACAGCGTGGTTAAAGTTACACGAAAAAGGACGTATGCATGGCTATGTAAGGTCATGTGGTGCGCGTACACACCGAATGAGTCACTCTCGACCAAACATGGCTCAGTGCGACAAATCGAAGTCAATGAGATCGCTGTGGATACCTGATGATGGACACGTTTTAGTTGGCGTTGATGCTAACGCTTTAGAATTGGTTATGTTGTCTTGTTATCTCTATCCGTGGGACAAAGGCGCTTATGCTAAGGCTGTTCTTACTGGACGTAAAGAAGACGGTAACGATGCTCACACCTTAAACATGAAAGCCGCAGGGTTGTTGTCGCGGGACTTTTCAAAGACATACTTCTATGCGCTCATTTATGGCGCAGGTAATGCCAAATTAGGTGCTGTGTATGCCCAAGACCATGCAGAGAACGGCGGTGAGGTCTACCCAAAGAGCGCCTACGGAGCGATTGGCAAGAAGTCACGTCAGAGTATTGAAGACGGCGTAACAGGCTTAGGAAACCTTATACAGGCTGTCGGTGAAAAGGCCAGTAAGCGTGGTTATATTTTGTTACCTGATGGCCGTAAAGCCGAAAGTTCTGAACGCACAGCACTTAACACCCTACTCCAAGGAGCAGGTAGCGTTCTTATGAAAAAGGCGTTAGTGATTTTTCACCACGATTTGATGAAAAAAGCACAACTAACACACGGTGTTGACTACGCATTAGTAGCTAATGTCCACGACGAACAACAAATAACAGCCAAACCAGAACATGCTAAAACAGTCGGTGAATCTTTTGCAAAAGCTATCACACTTGCAGGGGAAGCACTTGGACTACCTGTGCCATTTTCTGGTGATTATCAAATCGGTAATTCATGGGCTGATACCCACTAGGAGGGAGTATGACAATTGCATTAATTGATGCGGATATTATCGCATTTAGAGCAGCAGCCTTGGCCGATGGAGAAGACCCATTCGAGCCTGGGCAGAAACGCAAAGATATGACGTTAGGTGATTGTGAGGTAATTGCTAAGGAACAAATTGCAGAGATATTAACTGCGTGTAAGACAGATCAATTACTTCTTATATTTAGTCCTGATGACCGTAAAAACTTTAGAAAAAGCGTGTCTAGTAGCTACAAGCAATCACGTAATCCTGGTGGCAAACCTCGGTTTTATTGGGAGTTAGTCAATTCTCTGCGTAATGATTTCCGATGCAATCAGGTCGATGGTATGGAGGGTGACGACCTTCTTGGTATTTTCCAAACTGGTGACTACTTTAAAGACACTATTATTGTTTCTAGTGACAAAGATATGCACACCATACCCGGTAGACTTTATAACCACGTTAAGCGTGAATTCCACGATGTAAGCACTAATCAAGCAAACTGGTATTGGATGTACCAGAGTTTGATGGGTGACTCGACGGATGGGTATGGCGGTGCGCCCGGTTATGGTCGTATCAAGGCCGAACGCTTATTGCCCACGGTCGATGACAGCGATCCGACCATCTTTATGAAGCGTTTATGGCATGAAGTTCAATTATGTTTTATTGCAGCATATGACGATGAAAAGATAGGCATACACCAAGCTATCAAACAAGCAAGATTGGCCCGAATACTTCGCAACAACGACTACAACTGGGAGCGTAAGGCAATACGTCTGTGGCATCCCACTGAAGATATTTGGTATCCAGTATCACAAATTTAATCAATGACAAACTAGTAGGCGGTATGAAACTGAGAGAACCGAATGTTCTACCGTTTTATTTGGAGGAATGAAATGAGTAATAAAAATCTGTATCACCTGATGTCAGCAAAAGGCATCAATCAAACCCGATTAGCAAAAGAAACTGGCGTTCCACAACCAACGATTAGTCGTATTATCCGTGGGGACACTACGTCTCCGAGGTTTTCATCTATCAAAAAGATAGCTAATTACTTTAACGTGCCACTTGAAGACGTAATCGGGAGCGTACAATGAGCTTAGATGATGCTACTCCCACTGAGTGGGACAACGCTTGGAAATATGGAAGCAAGCGAGACACCCCCTCTATTCAAATAATAGCGCCACCAGGCGTAACGACGCCCACGCAATCGGATGGTAGCAGTGCGTCATACTATGAACTTCCCAGTGAGGCTAACGAGCTACAGGATTTAATTAGCTTTAAGTCAATGAATGCTCAGATTGGTGAAATCTTTAGAGCAGCCTATCGCTATGGTGAGGTGGCACACAGCAAAAAACTACGTGATGCTAAAAAGATTAAGTTTTACGCTGAAGCTGAAATCAAACGCTTGGAAGCCGGAGGCCAATAGTGCCTCGGTCAGCGCCCACGCCGTGTAAGTCCCCTGGTTGCCCTGAATTAGTACCTGAAGGATCAGCCCGAGGCTTCTGCGTGAGGCATGTGCGTGGGGGTCGTGCGCCTAGACGGACGACTGCGCGTAGAAGGAGAATGAATGATGAAGAACTTAAAAGAGACGCTTGGTACTCAAGTAAAGATTGGACTAAGCTTCGTCGGGCTTTCATTGCTAGGAATCCTTTGTGTAGTATCTGCAACGATAATGGTTTTGTTCGATCTGCTGATGTCGTTGACCACATTGTTGAGAGAAAAGATGATGACTCTCTTAGGTTAAGTTGGGACAATTTACAGTCTCTGTGCCACTCTTGTCACAATCAGAAGTCGGCAGACGAAAAAAGAAAAAGGAATCGTAGTTAAGTCAGTAAAAGTTGCGAAAAAGAAATGTGGTGTAGATGATTTTCTAGTGTAGATGGTTTTCTAGTGTAGATGGTTTTGTAGATGTAGATGGATATTGAGGATGATCGCCATCATGATAGATCATGATATACATCCAGACGCTCAGATGTTTAGACTTCCAAATGATACTGGGGAAAACGTGCAGCCAGTGGTTAACTGACAAAAAAAAAGCCGGGCTAGAATGTTTTCATAGTTATTCTCTTTTTGTTGGTTAATTGATACTAAAAAGCCCACTCAATGGAATGGGCTTGAACTATCAACTTAATGGAAATAATTTAAAAAATGCGTCTATTGCTTCTCGCGCCGTGTCGTAAACGTCATCAACAGGATTATTGATATCGTGAATCCACCAAAAAATTCGACCGCTTATAAAATTTTCATCGTCGTCGCGTTCTTGACTTCCAAAAATACAAGGGACATCAAGATTCCCCCAATCGCGTATATGATAGAAAGAAGGCGCCATATCATTACTGTATGAAACATCTTGAAAATTTGCCTCCAATAACGCGAGGCCGTCGACGTCTGACATGATTTCCTTTTGTTGTATGTGGACGTGGAAGCAATTGGGATGCTCTGTTGCTAGTTTGTGGAGTAGTTCTCTTTTCATAATGTTTCCCCTATTTGATCCGTTTAATTGACATGTTGTCATTGTGGTAAATTTGGCCATCGTTGTGGACGTTACATTCCAACCGTTTCAGTAAAATATTAAAATTTACGTTGTTTTGGTGGTAACCCTCAAAACGCCAACCGTCTTCATCGGCGTCGAATAGGTTAGTGGTTTTGAAGTTTTCCCAAAGTGTGGTGCGTGTATGGATTTGGTAATCATCCCCATTCCAACAACACATGAACAATGGCTCATCGGTGGTGATGGTTCCGTTTTCAGTAACTATTGGTTCCATAATATTTCCCCTATTTGGTTAATTGATACTAAAAAGCCCACTCGTAAAAATGGGCTTGAACTATCAACTTTCGATGTCGTCCCAACATAAACCCCAACCGACGCTATAAAGGCCGTCTATAAGTGGTTTTGTGTTTTGCATTTCGTTTATAGTTTCCATCCAATATTCATCGTCTTTTAATTCAGGCGTATTCTCTAGTTCTTGAAGGTTCCAATTTAAAATAGATTGATAGGTTTTTTTCGTAACCAATGGATCGAGCCAACCATTCCAACGGCCACCGTCCCACCCTTCATAAATAGGCCAACCGCCTTCATCGTCGCCGTGCATACAGAATTTTAGTTTTGGGCCTAAATCGACACCGTTTGAAAGTTTCATTTGGTCGCCCTCCTTGCGTTGTGTCGCTTGATTAATAAAAGTTGGCCAACTAGATCGCCATCATGCTTATCGCCTTTAAAAGGCGCTTTAGGCTCAATAGTGAAGGCTTTATGTGTGGCCGTGGCTATTTCATCGAGTGAGAAGTTATATCCCAAGATACCGTTGCGGCCATATCGGTCGTGCATGTATCTATAAAATTGAGTTAATCGTGTTTGATTGTTCATAGTGTTTCCCCTTTAGGTGGTATTACCTATATATTAATGGTGCAAGAAAAAAGCTCATTACACGCGTCGTCTATGTCCATCGCGTCCGTGTGGTAGCTTTCGGTAAAGTAATCGCCCCACCAAGCGCCTTCGACTGTTTGGCGCCGTGTGTCGATCCATATGTTAGGACCACCAAAGGCCACCAAAAGCCTAGCGCCTAAGTATTCGCCCTCACTACTAATCGTGTACTCTATATCAAGGACGTCCGAGATATAATCAAAGCCGCTTATTATGTCGTCTTTGTCGGCGTGGTGTTCCTCGTAATCCATACCACATGAAGCGTACGTGATACCGTTCTCTAGTCCTTCGACTATAGATAAGACGTGTTGTTTGATGAGTAATTTGTCATCGGTTTTTAGTTGGTTAGCCATTGTTTGATTCCCTTAATCATTGAATGAAGCATGAGTATAGATAGACATACTCTATAGTGCAACTTTATTTCCTAGGTAATTCCTATACATCGTGCAGCCACACAAACAACAACACAAACAATAACCGTCAAACCGTTAACTATTCACCAGTAACGCCAACCACCACCAACCAACACCAACCAACCAGGCACATCATCCCGGTGAATGGCCAACGACCTCTGCATCAACGATATGTATAGCTATTTACTGGTATTTACTAAATGAATGATAAAACACCAACCATAATTAAAAATGATGATGGGGGGCCGCTTCATCTCTGCCACCCTGGTCCACACGGCGCGTCGGGGTCTCCCCC